CGTCGGCGGGTTGGTTTTGGCAAGCTAACCGTTTAAACGAGATAGCAGATACAGGTGATGTACGTGCGGTTACTAGACGGATTAACGGTGGTTTTAACGGGATAGAAGACAGGCAAACTAAGTTTAATAAACTCATTGTTATTTTAGATCAGGCGTAATTATGGCAATAACAAAAATTGGGCTACGGCCCGGGGTTAACAGGGAAGGCACAAATTACAGCGCCGAAGGATTTTACTACGACTGTGACAAAATTCGCTTTCGTTCGGGCAAACCAGAAAAGATTGGTGGGTGGCAACGTTTGTCTAATAGCTCGTTCCAAGGCACCTGCCGTTCGATTGAAAATTGGTCTACCTTAGCGGGAGACAACTACGTAGGGCTTGGCACAAACCTGAAATATTACATCGAATCTGGTGGCGGGTATAACGACGTAACCCCGATTAGAAAAACCGTAGACCCAATGTTAGGTCCAGTGCCACCGAGTACGGGCAATCCGTTTTCAAGCGCATTTAACACGCTATCTGCGGACATTACTGCGGCGCAACAATCTATACCTCTAACTTCTGCGGCCTCGTTCCCATCTACAGGCGGTGTTATAAAGATCGGCACTGAAGAGATTAACTACTCTAGCATCTCATCTAACACCCTACTTGGTGCGGTTCGTGGGTTTAACGGCACCACAGCGCAGACGCACTCCTCGAGCGCAAACGTTTCCTGCTCAACAATTATTGTGACCGATGTTAACCATGATGCCACTAAAAACGACTTTATGACATTCTCTGGGGCTACAACGTTTAATGCATTCACCGACGTCCTCCTAAACGCCGAGCACCAAGTATTCCAATACATCAGTACTACTCAGTACAGCATAAATATAGTGGACGTGTTTTCCACTGCGGTAGCTTCGGGTGGTGGTGCGTCTATTATTGCGAGCTACCAAGTAAACACAGGGTTGGATATTTATGTTATAGGTTTGGGGTGGGGTGCAGACCCTTGGGGTTCAGGTGGGTGGGGAGACCCCGGTTTAGTGGGTGTTGGTCAGCAATTACGCTTATGGGCGGCGGACAATTATGGTGAGGACTTGCTCCTTAACCCCCGTCAAGGCTCCATATATTACTGGGATGCAACACTTGGACTAACCACCCGAGCTAAATTATTAAATGACTTATCCACAGCCGCCGGGTTCGATGGCACCTTTGTGCCCAATACGACTAATGAGATTACAAGTTCCCCTACTGAACGTTTTGCAATGGCTATGGGGGCTAACCCCTATGACCCAACAGATGCGAATACAGAGTTTGACCCTATGCTTGTTCGGTGGTCAGACCAAGAAAATGTGTATGAGTGGGTGCCAGCTATTACCAATCAGTCTGGTGAGTTTAGGCTCTCGAATGGTTCTTACATAGTTAGTTCAGATACAACCCGCCAAGAGACGCTAATTTGGACTGATTCTGCGTTGTATTCAGCACAGTACTTAGGTCCGCCATTCGTTTGGGGCTTTACCATGCTGGCGAGTAACATCTCAGTAATATCGCCCAATGCCATGATTACGGCAAATAATATCACCTACTGGATGGGTGTTGATAAGTTCTATATTTATTCTGGTAGAACCGAAACGCTTCAATGTGCCTTACGCCAGTATATATTTTCTGATATTAACAAAGACCAAGGGTACCAAGTATTCGCGGGCACTAATGAAGGATATAACGAGATATGGTGGTTTTATTGTTCGGGTCAGTCTACAACGATTAATAAATATGTTGTGTTTAACTACGCCGAAGACATTTGGTACTATGGCTCCCTTGCCCGCACTGCGTGGCTAGACTCGTCACTTAGGGAATACCCTATGGCGACTAATTATGAAAACCGTATTATTTACCAAGAGTTAGGAACAGACGACGTAGAGGGCGAGTTTCCCGTAGCAGTTACTGCCTTCATTCAGTCTGCTGACTTTGATATTGGGGACGGGGATAAGTTTGCTTTTGTATGGCGCATACTGCCTGATGTTAATTTTACAGGCTCAAACGTGGACAAACCCTCGGTCACAATGACACTTAAACCGAGACGTAATGCGGGTGCGCCCTACAGCCCTGCGGATGCACCTACTATTGCCAGTAAAGATAATTACACGGGCGGTAGACAATACAATATCCAAGAATTTGATGGGCAGGTGAATACAAGAATTCGTGGGCGACAGATGGCTCTGCGGGTTGAGTCTACTGGTCTAGGGGTCACGTGGCAGTTAGGCGACATTAGAATTGATGCTAAATCTGATGGATCGAGGTGACCTAGATATGAGCACAGGAACAACAACTTCGCCTAACCTGCCCGTGGCACCGACAGAATATAGTTCTCGATATCAAGATCAGCTTAATAACGTCTTACGCTTGTATTTTGCACAACTAGACAACCCCGGTCCTTCCGTTATGTCTACACAGAAAACTACCGCTAGAATTATTTCCGCATTGAACTTTAGTACATTGCTCAACGGCGTTCAGACCATAAGCCTTCCAACACAAGCAGACCTAGCTAATTTACGTGTAGGTGATTTATATTATGATACATCGGCAGGTAATGTCTTAAAGGTAAAAGTGTGACCAAAACATACTATAAATTATTGCTGTAAACCCCTGAAAATGTTACGATTGGCTTACTTACGAGACCATAAAAGATTATGAACATTGAGGCTCTTAAACACGACCCTAGATATTCATCTGTAGATCATCCATATTTGGAGTTTGCGGAAGTGGATGACGTTTGGATACGTGCGTATTCTATGGAAAAGTCTGAGAGTATTGCAGAGCAACATGTGCACGTACATGACCATATGACTTTGGTTTCACGCGGTACTGTTGAAGCATGGCAGGATGGTGCGTTGTTGGGTGTTTATGTAGCCCCGGCAATTATTAAAATTTCTGCTGGTAAACAACACGCGTTTAAAGCGCTTACCGACGATGTCGTTTTTATTTGTCTACACAACTTGCGCGGCACTGGCCTAGAGTCGCCTGAAATTATGGAAGGTGCGTAACTATGCCTATTTTAACTGGTCTTGCAATCGGCGCGGCAATGGGTGGTGGTATCGCCGCCTTACAGGGTGGAGACATTCTTAAAGGTGCATTGCTAGGAGCCGCAGGCGGTGGCCTCGGTGGTGCATTCATGCCTGCAGTTGCGGGGGCTGGTGCGGGTGTCGCTGGTGGTGCGGGCGGTGCGAGTGGTGCCGCTGGTGCCCTTGGTGGTGCAAGTGGGGCAGGGGCTGGTGCAAGCCTTTACAGCACGGGTTTAGGTGCGGGTTTAGGTGGCTCTTCAATCCCCACAGTAGCTCAATTAGGTACTAGTGCGGCTACAGGTTCAACTTTAGGGGGTGGAATAGGTGGCACTACAATTCCTACAGTAGCGCAGTTAGGCACTAGTGCCGCTACAGGTGCAGGTGGGGCAGGAGCAAGCGGACTTACTGCACTAATGTCTCAATTTAAATACCCATTAATGGGCGGTGTTGCAGGTGGATTAATGAGTGAAACTCCTGAGCAGGCAACTATGCCTGAACAAGAGGGGGAGATTCGTCCCTATGAATACTCTGAAGAACTCAACCCTAATTTTGGTATGCCGGGCCAGCCTTACTACAGCTCACAAACATTTACCCCCAAGACACCTGTTCCTTACGAGGACTTCACAGGGTTTAAACAGGGTGGCATTGCCTATCTAGCAGAAGGTGGTGAGCCAAAATACACAACTCCAGTTCGCACAGTCAATCCTGATGTCGCCGCATATAACACTAAGATTGCAGATCAAGCCCGATATGAATACGTTGATTCACCACAGCTAGGCGCTTTCCAATCGGCTATACCTAATGCAGGTGCATACAATCCTGAAGCAGGTGCCGCATTGCAAGCTCTCCGTGCAGAGCAAGCCACCGCTCCATCAGCTCAAGCTAATCAGTTTGGTTATAGATATGACCCAGTAACAGGTGGGGTAATCAAAGACGAATCTAATATGCCAGCTCCTGCTGTAGCCAATAATTCATTCAATGGTTTTCAAGACATGATGTTATATGGCAACTTTAACGGGGGCAATGGTGGTAACGGTAACGATGGTACAGGGGATAGCAACGCAGGAAATAATAGCGGGCAAAACGATGGCGGTAATAGCGGAGGTTGTGTAGACCCTGATGTTATGGTGTTGATGGCCGACAGAACCGAAAAACGCGCAGGTGACGTTCAAGTAGGTGATATGGTTTACGCGCCGCATCAAGATACGTTAGAGTATGGTGAGTTTAAAGTGCTTGAAAACGAAGTGCTTCAGCAACCAAAGTTGTTAGTTAAATTTGAAGATGCAAGCA